TATCTCCTATGGGTTTGCCGAGGTCACTGGAATACGAACAGCGCCATCAGTGTAGTCATCTCTTCGTCTTCTACCAACTTGCTCGTTAGCAAACTTCTGTACCTCTTGTTTATATTTATTTTCATATAATGTCAACATGTCTATTGGGCCTTTTAAGAATCCATACGCCTCTGATAGACAGCAATATAGTAGTCCATTTGGAAAATTTAGACTAATATAATTAGTATTATCACCTTCTAATAATGCAGGAGCAACATTATAATGCACTCTAAATTTGTAAGTAGTATCAGGGACTGGAGCAAACATCATTCTACCAGATGTAGTATCAGATTCTCCTGTAGCGCCACCAAACATAGCATAATATTTTGGTTGACCTCTTTTTGCTGATTCTGTTGATGAAACATATTGTTGTAAATAAGTAACATCTTTTTTTTCTAAAAATACATTTGCTCCAGTTGTAGCTGATGTTGAATCATATACCTGTATGGCTCTAATAAAAACTGCTCCTGCTGGAGCGTTAATTGTTTCTTGACCTGCAACTAGATTACCTGTTTGTTGTTTTCTATCTGCATCGATAGGCACATCTCTAAATATTCTATATTGTGCGTTTAAAATTATATTCTCTAAAACAGCATCTGTTAAAACATTTGAATCAGTTTCAGTATAACTTTTAATCTGTGTTTTTAATCCTGATGCACTTAATCCAGCCATTATATTTCTCCTGCTACTTCTTTACAAATAGGACAACTTTTTTTGTACCTAATATGTGTTCCACATTTTACTGCCTTACCATCAACATCCGTATATGTAGGAGTTTCTGGCTCTGGTGTTTTTAAATATAACTCTGCGTGTTCATCCATATCCTCTGGACACGCACACTGTTTAATACCAAATAAATTACAAATAAAATTTTTAATTTTTTTAATCACGCTGTTACCGTTACTGGTCCCGCTGATGCAGAACCACCTCCTCCTGTTTCATTT